TTGCAACGGTTGGTTTTCCGACGCAAGGACTTATTCTAATTGACGCCGAAGTTATTTCATATACGGGCGTCACAGCTACATCTTTTACAGGGATCACGCGCGCGCAAGACGGCACGGCTTCCGCAATTCACGTCACGCTTACGCTGGTAAAAAACGGTGGGATTGCTTTATATCATAATATTTTGGCTTTAATGGGTATTGAACTTGAAAAATATCATATTACAGGAAACTGGTTATTGCTTCAAGCAGCGGCCGGCGTAAGAATAAGCGGAACGGTTTTTACAATTACGGGCGACTGGACTTCTCGAGTTCAAGCCGGCGATAAAATAAAATTAACAGATACAGCAGTAAAATATGCTCGTATTTTAATAACTCCCACTTTCGGTGCTGGAGTAACAACAATAACTTTAGCGACATCAATTTTAGTAGGAAATCCCAGTTTAATATATTATAGTAAAGTAGAAAGTCCGCAAGGATTTCCGGAAAAAGCATATGGGGGAGCATATAGTCAAAATGTAACAACTGCTTTAACAGTAATAAATACATGGTATCTTGTTAATTTATCTAATTCGGTTAATTTAAAAAATATGTCTTTTGCGGCCGACGTTTTAACTGTTGCTGTTGGTGGGTTGTATAGAGCAACTTATTATATTATGGGAAAACCGGCAGGCGTTGGAATAGTATTTGGTGGTAAATTGGAGATAAATGCGGCAGGAGAAGTAGAAGGAAGTTATCATCAATCAACAACTCCTGCGAACAGTGGAGATGGATTTTCTCATACTCCCCCACCTTTTAGATTAGCGGCTGGTGATACGGTTGGAATTTATGCTTGGGCAAATGCTCTTGGCGCTATTATTGGAGCTTTTGCAGCGGGTCCAGCTCCCGGATATAATTACAATGAAGCTTGTTTATTTTTAGAAAAGATAGATGATTAAGGAAAATAAAAAATGTCTTTTGATTTATGGGGTAAATATTTATGGGGTTCTGAAACTTGGGGTGGCGAAGAAGCCGGGCCGCTTCCGCCTTTAAGTCCGAACGATTATTATAAAATAATATTTTACACACCCGAAGGCGAAAAGATCGGCGAAATTTCAAGTCAAACCGGACAAAATATTATTAACGAATTTGATTTTGAATTAAACGAAACTGGTTGCGGTGCTTTCAATTTAACCTTAACACAAAAAGAATTGGATTTACGCGTTGGCGATATCGTTGAAATTTATTTAATGGGAGAATTCACGCCGTATTATACCGGATATATTCAGCACGTTCCAGAAGAAGGAAAAACGGATTTGATTTATACATATACTGGCTATGGCTTGATCGCAAAACTTGATGAAATTGTTATTGATGAAGTCTATACGTTGCAGGAAGTATCTGTAATCATTAAAGCATTATTTGATGACGAAATCATTCCGAAAAAGCCGGAGATAATAAAAAAGGATAGCAAGATCGAAGTCACGACATACACGGTTACAATGGCTGATTTTTCGCTAACGAAAGCAAAGAAGGCAATATTTGATCTTGCTAATGAAGCCGGAAATTATGTCGCTGGCGTCGACGAATTGAAGGAATTCTTTTTCAAGGCACGATCAACGGCAATTCAAACAGCGGCCGTGAAAGCAATATCAAAACATTTAACTGCGTTTTTGCCGGTTCAGGATAATAGCGGAATCGTAAATAAAATTTATATTAAGACTGGAAAAATAACGGACGGATCAAATTATGCTGATACGGTCGAAGATCTGCCTTCACAAAACGACTACGGCGTCCGGGAAGGCGTCGAAACGTTGCCGACTACCGACAACGCTGCCGACGCTGCGCAGTGGGCGGCCCAGCTATTAACGCTAAAAAAAGACCCGATAATAACGGCGTCGATTGCAAACATAGATATATTGTTTTTACGCGAGCGCATACGCGCGGAAGGCAAAGCGCGAATACTTTTAATCAAGGAATAAAATGGCTGAATTTTTGGAAAAGAAAATAGATACATACGCGGAATTCATCGCAGCAACAATACAGCATAATATTTTTATTGACAGCGTCCCCGTAAATATTCATCAATGGCTGGACGAATTTGATGACGCTGCGATTAATCCGGCGTGGGCTACTCTTATATCAGGATCAGGAAGTATAACGGAAGCCAACGATAAAATTGCTCTTCATAGAACCGCTGTCGCAGCGACCGCGAATCTTTATTCGGATTTTTATTTGCCTGCGACTTATGATATTTTAATGCGGTATAAATTTACCATACCCCCGTTGGTTGTAACTGTCTTTTCATCATTACTTCCGACCGGTGCTTACCTTGACCCGATTTGGATTCATATACATTTGGGGGTTTTTAGAATTACATATATGGATGTAGGTGGCGTAACAAGATATTACTGGAATGGCGTTGCTTGGCAAGTCGCGGTTATTGGCTGTCCGGGAAACGATGACGGTTATTTAAGAATAAAAAAAACAGCAACACAATATATTATAACTTCTTACGATAATGTTGGCACACAGTTGACGCAAGCGATAATTGCAATCGCTTTGGTTTATGCTGACAATGATATTTTTTGCACTGGAAATAATAATGGATCAGCTGAATTTGATATGGACATTTATTGGATTGCTGGTGTAGTAAACGATAAAAAAGCGATTGGAAGATTTACAAATATAATCGATCTGGAACAATCGCCAATAAACAAGGGCGTTTATTCTGACGCAATAGATACAAAACATTTATATGATGAAACAATTCCAGAATATGAAAGAGATACGCTTTTTGGATTGCGTGAATTTGGTATTTCGGAAAAATTTTCGCAAGGTTTTCAAATAACAAAAGACGGAATAATTGATAAAGTTAGAATAATAACACAAAAAGCAGGAACGATTGCTTTGGGTAAAAAAATATGGGTGGAAATATGGACAGACAATGGAAGTGGTTATCCTTCGACTTTAATTGAAAGCTATGTTTCAATTAAAATAGAAGCGAATAATATTCCTGCACTAATCAATAAAGAATTAGTCTTTTATTTTAATACGTCAAAAATTTTAAATAAAAATACTCAATATCATTTGGTTTTGGTTGGTGATTATGTTATTGACGGTGTGAATACAATTTATATTGGATATATGGCGGCTGGAACTTATCCGAAAGGAAAACCTCGAAATTGGGACGGATTAATATGGAGTAATTCAGCATTTGCCGACAATTATGATATGGTTTTTGGAATTCATTTATTGAATTCGTCTTTAATAACACGATTTATTCAATATGTAGATTGGATTGCTTGGAAAACTTTAACAAGTAAAGTTGATTTCGAAGGATATAATCAGGTTGCTTTTCAGATCGACACAGCAACAAAGCCGGGATATGTTTTACTCGAAGATACAGGCGGCGGCGTTTATCAAGTGACTGGATACAATCAAAACGATATTGATCTGGGACAAGTCCCGACTGATCCCGTGACGCTTTCGGCGACCTATAAAACGCCGGAAAGCACAGCGATAACATTTGAAGTTTCGCATTCCGATGATGGGATCGCTTATTCGGCACTTGCCGCTTATGTCTTGACGGCAGGCAAGGCAGATTTAACGGCGGAAGGATTACATAGATATTGGCGCGTAAGGGTGACACTGACAACGACTAATACGGCCCGGACGCCTGAACTTGACAGCTGGACTATTGACGCATTTGAACCTATTGAAGAACTTACAGAACGAACGCTTTTAGAAATTTTTCGCTATATGAAAATCGAAATAAACTTTGAATCAAATTCGTGCATGGATAGCGGCGTCCTTTCATACCTTGAAGCGAAATATAGGATTGCTTATGAATTATATATCAAGAAAGTAAAATACAAAATCAGTGGCGGCGGAATTATTGCCGATATGGGGTTATCGAGTAAATGAAAGATATTATTTTTAAACTACAAAAGAGAATTGAAACACTTGAATTGCTGGTTGCAGCAAACATAAAAAATAGTCCGGTCAGGATAACGCCAGAAGGCGGCGTTTCTATCCAATTATTAAATAAAACGGGCGCGGCCAGCGTTAAAGGATATCTTGTGACGCCGTCGACTGTCACGGCCGAAGCAGTTGTTTTGTTGCTTCAAAATATTCCTAATCCGATTGGTGTTTTTTATGAAAGCGGAATCCCGGACGGATCGCCGGCGTGGATCGTGATCGAAGGAATTGCGGAAGCTTATTTTATCGGAAATACGACACTGGGCCATATAGCACGCGGATTTGTAGCAGCTGACGGCGGCTTCGTAGCCGGACAAGCATTGAGCGAAGCTACTCCGGGAAGTCCATTTTCGGTTGACAAACATTTTCTCGAAATCGGACACGTTATTCAGGCACGCGTCGGCGCAGGACTTGCAAAAATAGTAATGCACTTCAATTAAGAAAGGAAGGTTAAAAATGGGAAACGGAAAAGCGTTACAAAAATTCAAGGATAAATTAAATGAAACTGGTTGCGAGCAAGGACGCGCGCGCGAAATACGCTTCAAGCAATACGAAAAGGACGTCGGGGATATAAGCGCCCGAACGTCATTGCTTTTGCGCTGGCTTATCGTCGTTGCGATTATGTTGATCGCAGATCTGGGGACGAAAGTGATTCCTTTTGTTTTTAAGGCAATTATGGGTGGTTAAATGAAAAGCAATAATTACGGATCTAAAAAATGGATCACGACGGTTTTTGCAATGACTGGAATATTCATATTAACTGCATGTGGCCGGCTGACTTCGGCTGATTGTGTTTATGGAATAGGTGCAGCACTTTTATTTTATAATGGCGCGAATGTTTATCAAAAAAGAATATATACAAGAAAAACTGGCGTCTTGCTTGATGACGTAGGAGAAAATAAAAATGGATAAAGAAAAGTTTAATAAATGTTTGCCTTTCATATTCCAGCACGAAGGATATCGAAGCGAAGACGCTAACGATCCCGGCGGCCTGACGATCTGGGGAATCGCTTCTGCCTTCTATCCCAAAGAAGTTGCGGAAATGGACAAGATGAAGCCAGAAGAATCCCAAAAAATAGCAGCTGAAATATATTATAAAAATTATTGGCTTGCCCTTAAATGCGATAATTACATGGAGAAGCGAGCCTTAATAATATTTGATACTGGCGTAAATATGGGTGCAACAATAGTCAGGCATTGGCTTGAAGAACTTGGCAATGGATTTGATTTTGAAGTTTTATTATTAAGACGTATAAAAAGATACGCTGATATCTGCAATATGAATTCAACCAGAAAAGTATTTTTACATGGCTGGATCAATCGTTGCATGGATTTGTGGCTGTATAAATTTGATGAAAAAAAATAAAGAAAGAAAATTCGTTCAACGCGATTATCTTGTCGATGAATTAAAAACAAAACCATTTGATAAGTTAAAGTTTTTAGTCGTAAAAAATCGACCGCTGAAGGAAAAGGCAAAAAACGGACGTGATATTAAAAAAGTCCCTTAAAACGCTTTATTTTATAATCTATTTCAAAGGTCAAAATCACAAATAAGGGGATAGGACGTTAAAACGGAAATAATCGATTTAACGCAAACGTGGAGTGATTTATGATAAAACTGGAAATATCCGAAATACCTGCAAGTTTAAATGTATGGTCGAATTGGCATTGGGCAAAAAAGGCGGTATATAAAGAATTATGGGAAAATCTTATTATGGCGGAAGTAAGAAATAAAAAGTTAAAAAGGATAAAAGGAAAAGTCAACATAGTATTAGTCTTTTATTTCAAACACACCTTGCGCGATCTTGATAATTTTGTAATAAAAGGACTAATAGACGGATTAAAAAAATACTTAATACAAGACGATAGCGTCGAATATATAGAACGGATTATCCTTGAATTTGGAGGCAAAAGTAATAAAAACAAAACTGAAATAAAAATCTTTTCAAAGGAAGGCGAATTATGAATAAAATAAAGAATTATTTGCTACTTATATTTTTTATTGCGACGATCATATTCGGTTTTATGTGGTATTGTTCAATTCAAACGCCAAAGGTAATAAAGGAAACAATGACAAAAGAAAAGAAGATCACAGTCAATAAAATAATTTATCAGGATCGCATAATAGATCGCAAGATTTACGTCGATACAGGCGGTCACGTCGTCACGATAGAACATATTGTCGAAAAACCCGTAATTCACGAAATGACAAATATAGTTGAAAAAGAAAAGGAAGTTATAAAATACCGAAATGGTGCAATCTTTGCTGGTCCAGTCGGATCGACGGATCTGAAAAGTTTTAATTATGGATTAGGTGCGTCCGTAATGTCCGATCCCTATTTATTTGATGCAAGTTATAAATTTAATCCACCGGAAGCCGAAGTCGGTGCAAAGATAAAATTATTTTCATGGTAAAATCGATTTTAAGGCGTCTATTCAAGGGGACGTCCAATCATACCACCCAGTCAAGAATAACGCACCACAACGCATGCCAGAGGGGTCTTTTTTAGCCAAAAACCGAAAAAGTAGCAGAAAGTAGCTGTTAAGCATACAAAAAGTAGCCAAACCCCTTGACAAATGACACCTTTTCGTATATACTTAACAATAGAAGGACGCCAAAAGGCGGACGGGAGAAAAAGAAAATGAAAAGAATATGCTGTAAATGCGGAAAATGCTACGGAGAAAAAGAGCCGTTAGAAAACAAGGCTGAAACTCACGGATACTGCGACGAATGCTTTGAAAAGGAAATGAAAAAAATTGAAGAAACCCAGCATAAAGAAAAAAGGAAATTGCTTGCCGCTGGAAGCCGAATTGACGGCGTTCAGAAAGTAAAGATCGGGGACATAAAGATATAAAAAGAATATATTTGCTATTGACAAAGATACCAAAAAGAAGTATAATTTAAACCAAAAGGAGAACAAAATGAATAAAACTAAAACCGAAGAGAAGAACGAAACCGCTTTAATAAATCCAGCCGAAGGAGAAAAAATAATAAGGCAAACAATGGCAGTTATTTCAAAAGTCGCAAGTGATTTTATCGAAGGAATCAGAGTCGAAATGAAAACAAATAAATCCCTGATCCAATATTTTGGCGCAATCACTGTCAAGTCGGCAAAGGATCTTGAAATCGCCGGAGATATCCGGGCGTCAATAAAAAAATATTTCAAGGCAAAGTCCGACGAACGCGACATTATAATCGGGCCAGTAAAGGACGAAATAAAAGCTGCCGACGCCGCATTTAAAAAATTTAAGGATTACGTCGAAGACACTATCGCAAAAGTCGACGAAGCCGTCGCGGGCTGGCGCACGAAGGAAGCGGCTCGGATCGCAAAAGAGAACGCCGCCGAAATGGCTCGGATTGCGAAGGAAGCGGCGAAGGTCGAAGAAAAGCTTGACAAGTCGATTAAAGGCACGCGTGGCGAAGAAAGGACATTTTTGCAACAGCAGCAATCGGCAGCGGTTGCGGCCGTCGTAGACAGCGCCGAAATAAAAGAACAGGACAAGACCGTCGGCGGAATGACTTTTAAAAAGATACCAGACAGGGACAAAATTCAGGCCGCTATCGACAAGGCCGACGGAAAAATCGAAATTGCCGGCATTAAAGTTATTAAATTATGGGACTTCGAGATCGTCGACACGAAGGCTATCCCGGACGAATTCAAAAAGGAAATACCATCGACAAGGTCTTAAAATTCAAAAAAAGGGGGTAAAAAAATGGCAAAAAAGAAGCAGGAAAAAACGGAAAAGAAAATTTTTGCTGTGATCGATATGCTCGAATATAAACAATTGCTTGAAATTAAAGCAAGGACAAAACTATCGATCGCGGATTTAGTCAGGAACGGAATTCGCCGCCTAATCGCGGATAACAAAATCCAGCAGTAAAGGAAGGGAAAAGTGAATAAAAAATCTAACCGAAGGAAGAAAGTCGCTTCAAAAAGAAAGGCACAAAGGAAGTCCGGGAAATTTACCGGGAAGGTTTACAAAGCGCTTGTCGTCGCGTCAAGGGATCTGGCGAAAATAACCTGTAAAATTTTGGAATACGACGAACTGAAAGGGATCGAAGCCGAAATCGCCGGCGAATTGACGAATAAATATTGCTATGAATATGAAAGCAAAACCGAAAAAGACAGCAAGGGAAATCCGCTTGTCGTTCGCGGAATAAGGGCCGTTGGCGTCCGTGAAGCGATCCGATATACGAAAGCAAAACTTTTTAATTTCATTCCGAAATTTACTTACGAAAAGGAAGATCTGGGCGAAGGCTGGTTTAGAGAAGTCGTTTTCTGCCTTAATCCGAAGACGGGCGAAATAACAAGGTCGACCTGTCAATGGCGTCGCGGCGACCGCTTCGGCGACAGGACCGCAAGCACTAACGCCGAACGAAATTCAATGTTAAAGCAATTGCCAGCCGAAATGAAACTGCTTTTTATAAACTACTGCGTCAAGAAGGGATATTTAAAACGCGTTGACGTCGATCCTATGCTTCCCGAAAACAAGACGGCAATTACTACACTGGCCGACGAAAAAGACGCTACAAACGACGCTGGAAAGGAAAAGACGGCAGGGCTGGCCCGAATATGGGCCGTAGCGAATAAGATCGGCGTCGACCAGAAAAAATTCCGGGCGTGGCTTCATAAATCCTATAAGGTCGCGTCAATGAAGGATATCGACATTGAAACACAAAAGAAAATCGCGAACGGACTTTCGGATATTTACAATAACGCGCCCGGACGCTGCGCGAAACCGAAAGCAAACATAATGACGTGCGATGATTTTGTCGCTATGATTGCCGCTATTGAACTTGACGACAAGGGCGAAATGGTGAAAAAATGAAAACAGCGCCGGGACTTCCGAAGGATCATATCAGCTTTACGCAGGTAAAAGATTTTATAAACTGCGCCGATCATTACAAGAAAAAATATCATTTAAAAATGAAATCAGCCGACAGTTTTCCGCTTCAATTCGGGTCAATGCAGCACGCGACCGTCGCCCGGATCAACGAAGCAATAATGAAGTCGAAGGACGACATTTCATTCGAAGACGTTGAAAAAATATTTGAAGCCGAAATCAAAAAGTATCACTTCGATCTTACGGCCTATCAGAAAAGCAAGGAAAATATGCGTGCTTATACCCTGAAAACCGTCGCGGAAAAATCGATCATACTGGAAGCCGAATATCCTTTCCGATATAAATTAAAAAGCGGCGCAATCATTGAAGGCCGGATCGACCGCGTCGACGTGCCGGGTCCTGATCAGGTCGAAATAATTGATTTTAAAAGCGGCGCATTGATACCGTCGAATGAAGAATTAAAACGCGATCTTCAATTAAAAATTTACGCCTTTGTCTATACGCACGAACACCCGGATTTTAAACAAGTATTTATTGCGCGCCAGTCGCTTGACTGCGATATCGACGCCGCGACCGGGACCGTCAAAGGCGGCTACAAAAAGAAGGTTGAACTGGATCTTGTCCAGATGGACGACGTCGGCCCTTATCTTGAAATGATCTATGAAAAAATGCAGACCGAAAAAGAATTCAAATCAAATCCCGACTTGACGGGTCATTGCACCTATTGCCCGGAAAAATGCAAGGCCTATTTCGATCTATTACGCGAACGCACAGGCGAAGCAAACCTTGACGATATTTTCAAGATCGGACAGCAATTCATTACGACGAAAAATCAGATCGCAGCACTGGCGAAGAAGGACGAAATTTTCAAGGCGCTTTTAAAAAAGCACTTTGACACGAACTTGAAGAAGGATCTGATCGTCGGTAACAAAATAATTTATGTTGAAAATATGCACAAGGACGCAGAAAAAATACCACGCGACGGCTACGACTACACGAAGCTGGGAATTTCAAATCATATAACATCGGGCGACGCCTTGAACGCCTTGAAAAAGATACGGACGAAAGCGAAACGAAAAGGAATTCTAAAATAAAGGGGATAACATGAGAAAACCATTATCAAGACCCAGCAATAATTTTGTCGCAGTCCCGAACGAATATTTTAACGGCTGGCTGAAAGAAGTCAGTCCGTCCGAAACTGTTTTGCTAAATTTTATTTTAAGGAAAACAATCGGATTCCGAAAACAAGAAGACTGGATCAGCATATCGCAATTCATTAAAGGGACTGGATTATCGAAAGGGACGATTATTTCAGGTTTAAAAAATCTTGTTAAAAAGGAAATGATTTTTAAAAGGGTTGAAGGCAATCCCGGCGAAGAAAAGATTTATTATAAGCTGAATATTGAACAAATAGATCAGCCGCAAAGCTTCGATCTTTTAATGCTACCAGTCCAAAATTTAGACCCGTCTCCTGTTCAAAATCTGCACGGGACCAGTGCAAAAATTGAACCTACAATAGACAATATAACAAAAGAAAAGATAATAAACCCGGACGATTTGGAATTGGCCGAATTATTAAGGACGGAGATCAAAATAAACGATCCCGGCGCAACGATAACCGACGCGAACGTCCGTCAATGGGCCGACGTTGTCCGGCTTATGGTCGAACGCAACAAGCGTAGCAGGGACGAAATCCGGGCGCTTCTCTTATGGGCCTGCCGACATCAATTTTGGAAAGGGAATATTTTGTCAATGGGAACTTTACGCGAAAAGTTTACGTGCCTGACAATCCAGAAAAAGATAGAAGCGAAGGGTCATAATTCCCTGCAAAAACGGGAAGGGAGTTTGAACTATGTCGCAAAAAAACAACCTATTAAAGAAGTTTAATCCGAACACGTGCAATCTTTGTGACGGGTCGGGCTGGAAGGTTTTTAAAAAGGGCGATTATTATTATAGCGAACCCTGTAAATGCGTCCGCAGGAATATCAAGGCGCAAGTTTTCGGCGAAAAGTTTCGGGACTGCACGCTGGAAAATTATCAGGAAAAAAATCAATCAATGAAGGTCGCCCGGCAGTCGCTTTTGAAAAACAGGGATAAATCCTTTTTCATTTACGGCAACGTCGATTTAGGCAAGACGCACTTGCTTTCGGCGTTTTATGAATATCAATTCGAAAAAGGATTTAAACGGATAAAAACCTACAAGGAAGCACAGCTGAAATTCGAATTGCAGGGCGCAGCCGTCGGATCTTACGGCTGGAAGGAAAACCCAAAGGAAGCCGTTAAAAATATTTTAAAGGACGCTGACGCAATTTTTATTGACGATATAGCGAAGGTCAACGTCGAAGACAAGATGATCGAAGCGCTTTACACTTTTTACAATACGGCTTACGAAAGGGAAATCCAGCTTGTCGTTTCATCGAATTATGCTTTGTCGTCCCTTCCGGGAAGCGATGATCCTTCCGTTGCCCGGATTTACGGCGCGCCGATCGCAAGCCGGATCGAAAGGATATGCAGTTTAATTCACATACAGGATCAGGGCGATTTTTTCCCTGACCTAAAAGGGTAAACAATCAGCCGAATAGGCGAGGGGAGTAAATGAAATGAAAGTAATTAAAGATATTCAAAAACTATAACTATCGTCTGGTCAAGGGCTATAGATATACCAATAATGGAGGTAAAACCCAAATGGAACAGACAATTGAAAAGGCAATAGAACTGTTGGCAGGAAGGATTACAAAGGAAGTGAAGTCAGAAGATGCATTGCGGTTTACACAGTCAGCATTAAATTTAGCACACGTCTTACAGGTTCAAGTCGCAACAAAGACAGTGAAGTAAGCAAATTAGCCCTTGACAGGCGTATGATTATGTAAAAGCAGTTTTACAAATAGTCCGCCACGCTGGAGAAAGAAAATAGCGGACAAGGGAGTGTAAAATGTTAAGAATAATTGTGAAAGGAATGTATCTTGACCCTGATGGTAAATCAAGTAAAGATTATAAAACTTTTGATGTGGAATTGCCAGAAATAGAAAAATATTTAACTGAACAAGTGGGATACTATGGTTGTGGAAGTAGGCAAATAGAAGGTGCAGAAATCCTAAAAATAGTTAAGGGGGTGTAAGATGAGCGATAAAGAAGCAGATAAAGGGGAGTTTGAAAAGAGAAGAAAGGAAAATTATAGATTGTTGGAATTAAATTTTGAACATACAAATTGGGATACGGTTAAAGAGGGGATTGAAGAAATAGAATATGAAGCAAGAGCCGATGAACGGGAAAGGGTGATAGGGATAATAGACAAAGTAGAATGTGATTGCACTCATGAAGATAATGACTTTAATCAAGGTTATGATTTTGCTTGTGATGAAATCAGAAAAAAGTTAAAGGTGGAAAAATGAGCATACCGAAAGGGAAGTATTGCGACAATAAAAATTATAAGCAATGTAAATATGTTGAACTTATTCATCCTGATAGCGATGCTGTTGAATGTATTGCTTTTAAAATCAAACTTGACTATGAAGAATATCGTAATCAGCAAAGGTTATTAAAATGTTCCACCTGTTTGAAGGCGACAAAGGAGAAATGAAATGAGAATAAGACCAGCGGTAAAAAGATTTGCACAGGATATGGAAAGAATTTTGAGGAAGCACGACACAAGGAAAGGGAAAAAAGGTTGGGAAAAAGATGATTGTTCGTTAGAATTTTTAACGCAAAAGTTTAATGAAGAAGTAAAAGAATATGCGAGTTGTATTCCATTATTTAGGATTTGGAAGATAGACGAAAAAGTAAAAGAAAATGTAAAGAAAGAACTTATAGACGTGGCAAATATTTGTATGATGATTTGTGAAAAATTGAAATAAAGGAGACCTAAAATGGACTACAAAGAAATGGATAAAACTTATGCAAAAAAGAAAAAAGATATAGTTCAAGAGTGGATTGATGAAGGTATTAAAATAGGCCGTCGACAAGCTGTTGATGAGATTGAGAAGGGGATAATGAAATTAAAAGAAAATATTAAACACCCGAGTTGGAAGAATTTATTACCAGAACAAGAAATCTTATCTATAGTCCGAAAGGCGGGAGGTGGGGAATGACAGCTGAAATTTTGAAAATCGAAAAGCAAGCAGCAAGGGACGGCGGATTTTTTTGGTATATTTTTTTTAAGGACAAAAAGGGTGGCCGATCTTACCGGGCCTGCGTATATGAACGCTTTCGGAATTTTGCGAAGTGGAAAAAGATCATCGCGGAAAATATTACCGGGCTGATCTTATCCGGCCTTGACGTATTAGACGGAGACGTCGTCGACGCCGACAGCGACTTTACAATCGAATTCAGGCCGCAAAAAGGCCCTGCAGCTATCGACCCGGTCACAAGTAACGCAAGCAAGCGCAATGTGGCGACGGTTTTATGCGGAATTTGCGGCAAAAAAATCGATCTGGGCGTTCTTTGTCAAATGACAATCAACGTCGGCGCGCCGAAGGACGACTGTGTTTCCTGCGGCAACGACGAAAAAATAAAATTGCCTGACGAATATACTACGATAAAAATTCATTTAAAATGTCGCGATGATTTTTATAACAGAATCGGGAAGGCAAATATTTATGAAAAAGAACAAATAGACGCAGAATTGATCGCGATAGCGAAGGCGTCAAAGGAAGGTGAAAAATGAAATTTAAAACGATAGTCGAAATCAGATACAGGACAACTGAAAAAAATGAGACAATGCCGAAGGGGACTACATTCGACGTTAATTTCGTCGAAACTTTTCGAAATGACGCTGGAAATTTTGAAACTTGGGTATGGATCAAGGACGCGAAAACAATACCGGCTTTAACGGTCCCGGAATTATTATATTTTTGCGTAAGACAGGCTGAATAGAAGGTGGAAAAATGAACACGCGCGACTTCGAAATAAAAATCTACAACATCAATAAAGTTTTATGGCACGCCGATCATCTGGGCGAACTTCATCACGGCTACCGAAAGGTCGGCGTCCGGCTTTGCTGTCCTGCTTTGTTCGTCGCAGGGAAACCCGGACACGAAAACGATTACAAATGGGTCAACGCGACGCGTCGAATGTTAAAGCCGGTCGAAAAAATGGTTTTGGAAAATTATGTCAAGGGTTGCTGCTGCAAAAAACGAATATTCAAGACGTGCGAAATTTGCGCAATGCCACAATGGGAAGGTTTTATTGCGAAAGTGACAATGGAAAAATCCCATAAGGAAAAACTGATATGAGATTGGGAAAATGTTTACAATGCGGAAAATGCTGTCAAACGAAATTTCTTTTAAAGGGAATGAAATTGACGACACGGATATTATTGTATATAATAACTTTACTGAAAGGACGTCGGGCAAGAAAAACCGATAAATGCGGATTTTTAGAATTCAAGGACGGCAAGGCCTATTGCAAAAATTATGAAGGGCGGCCTGACTTCTGCCGAGCCTTCCCGGTTGATCCGGGCGATTATATTGAAGGTTGCGGATTTACAATACTTTAAAAAGGGGGATAAAAAAATGGCAGAACAAACGGAATGGGAAAAGCCAAAATGCAGGGGTTGCGGAAAGGAAATTGATTTCGTTCAGTTACGAAACTTTAAAGGCGAAATCAAGGCGCATCCGGTCGAAGTCGACAAAGTTTATCAAATCGTATGGACCGGCGAAAAAAATGAAAAGGGACAATACATTTACGAAAGCCGAAGGATCTTAACGTCGCATTTTTCGACGTGTCCAAACGCTGATGAATTCAGAAACAAAAAGAAAGAAGAAGCGCCGCCAGAAGAAACGGACGACGAAAAGCCGCCGTTTTAAGGGAAGGAAAAAATGAAAATAATAAATAAATCAAAAGAAGTCGAAATCGATGAAATAGAAAACTGGAAGGATAATCCGCGCGATATTAAGAAGCCGGATCTTGAACGACTTAAAAAGCAAATTCAAACTTTGGGATTATACAAACCTTTAATCTGCGAAAAGGAAGGAAATAAATATATTACTATCGGCGGAAACATGAGATTAAAGGCATTAAAGGAATTGAAGCATGAAAAAGTTTGGATAACGGTTATTGAAACAAAAGACGAAGCGGAACGAATAAAGATCAGCATTTCCGATAATGACCGGGCTGGTTATTATGTAGAGAATATTTTGGCAGAACAAATAAAAAAATTAGGGAAGGTTGATTTGTCTATGTATAAATTAGATATTAAAATGCCGGATATGGATTTGCAGGATATTTTAGACAGGAATATTAAGTCGACGGAAGCTGACGATGAAATCCCTGAAACAAGAAAAACAAATATTAAAATTGGTGATATGTTTCAGTTGGGAAAGCATTACCTTCTTTGTGGGGATTGCACGGTAGAAGCGAACGTGAAGCGGTTAATGGGCGGTAAAAAGGCGGATATGGTGTTTACTGACCCGCCATACGGAATGAAATTGGATTGTGATTTTACGGACATGAAGGGAATTGCAAAAGGTAATAAATATAAACAGGTTATGAATGATGAAAAAGACTACAAACCGGAACATGTATTTAGGGACTTTGATTATTGCAAAGAGATATTTTTATGGGGAGCTGATTATTATGCACAGGAAATACCAAAAAGAAACGAAGGTTGTTTTTTTGTTTGGGATAAAACAGAGGGTGGAATTAGTCCTAATTCCACTTATGACAAAATGTTTGGCAGTAACTTTGAATTATGTTGGAGTAAAGCAAAACATAAAAGACAGATTGTGAGATGTTTATGGAAAGGAATATTTGGGTTAAGTAAAGAAGATTCAAAAAAAAGATTACACCCAACACAAAAACCCACTAAACTTTGTGAATTTTTTTTAATGGAATTTATTGAGAAAGGCGATACCGTTGTAGATATATTTTTAGGAAGCGGAAGCACGTTAATAGCTTGTGAAAAGACAGGAAGGATATGTTACGGAATGGAAATTGACCCTGTATATTGTCAGGTTATAATAGACAGATGGGAAAAGTTTACAAATAAAAAAGCGAAAAAATTAAATTTAAAGGAAGGTAAAAATGAATAAGACAAAACTAATGAAGCAAATCGGAATGGTTGTTATCGCTTTGATGATTATCGTTTCGGTTTTTATGGCTGGACTAATCCTGAAAATGTTTATAAATATATTTATGTTCGGCTGGAATTTAATTGGAGGATAAAATGGTAAAAAGTGATTTACTTGATAACGGAAGCGAGAGATACAGTGATGTTATGCTTTGTCCCTATTGTGATGAGGATAGTCAAAACTTCAAAATCGGGCGGAACGTATGTAATTTATGCGAAGGCAAATTTAAAATAGAATACGACGACGCACAGGATATTTATATTATAATAAAAGAGGTAACATGAAAGAAGAAAAAAAAGATAAATACGAAGAATACAGACAGAATTGTCAGGAATTTGAAAAGGCGTGGGATGATTTTATCGTGGCAATCATGAACGCATTGACGCCAGTAATTGCTTTTATAAATAAAATATTATTTAAAATAGTTTCATGGCTTCGATCGCGACGAATCGCGAAATTGATAGAAAAAGGAGAAAAAAGACAATGGAAATAAAAAAGCAAACAGTATGGGAAGTAAGCGAAGAACTGGGAATACAAAGATTAAAGGTCTTTGGAGGTTGGCTTGTAAAGCGAAACGAAAATTTCATGATAAAAATGCAGCAAGGCAAGATAATCGGATCTGAAACAGCTATGCCGGTTAATGGAATGCTGGCGATGACGTTCGTCCCTGATCCGGCGCACGAATGGAAATTTGAAGAAGCGTATAATCAATGACAACATATTCTACGATTAAAAATGGAAAATTTACAATGATCGAAAAACTAAAGGGGGAATTTATGCAAAAGGTAATTTCAAGCACGATCGCGGAAGTCGGATATGGGTTAGGGACATTGACCATAAAATTCAAGAATGGGACGGCTTATGGTTATAATGACGTGCCGGAAAAAGTATATAAAGATTTATTGATTGCGAAGTCGAAAGGAAAATATTTTGCCGCGAATATTAAAAACAAATATTACACAATGAAAATGGGAAGTCCGGTGACGAAAGGCGAACTATTGGCCGGTGAAGGAAGGGAAGAATGATAACAATTGCAAAATGCGTTAAAACGGGAGAAAAGACAAACAAAAAGCGTTGTCTGAAATGTTCTGAACGGCTTATAAGTCCTGCCGATAAGGACAAATGCGTGCATTTATACACGGAAGAAAAGCAACGCGGTATTGACAAAACAGAATAAAAAAGATATAATGATTTAGAATAATTCTAATTGCGGACACGCCTGAAAAGCAAAGCAGGCCTGATCCGCGTAGCTATTAAAAAAGCTTTTAAAAAAGGAAGGGAAAAATGAACTGGACAATAATTTTAATGATTATCGGGCTGGCAATTATAGTCGCCGGCTTGACGTTCGCGGTTCTATGGGTAAAAGACGAAAAGAAAAAAATAAAAGAACTGAACGAAAAGGCAAAAGCTGATTGCGACCATATATATAAGCGGATCGCAAACATAAATCTTGAAACAGATCGAAAGATAAAACAAACAAAAAGGCACGTCAGGCAGTATGTCAGATCGAAAACAAAAAAGGCAATGAAGGATCAGAAAAGCGGAAAGCCAAACCTAAAGGGCAAATAACAAGATCCCGCAAAGCCGAAAGCAAGGATAGAATTGACATTACGGGAATATTTATTAAAAGGCGAAACGTGAAAAAGAAAGGGAATAAACCAAATAAATCGCACGTGAACAGCGGCCGGATCAGCAAAAGCAACGCCGAATTGGCGGCGCGCCGGATTAGGGAATATCGGTTATGGTCAATGGGTGTAAGTTTTTCGGAAATAGCGGCTGAATTTAATATTGTGCCGTCAGTGGCAGCCGATGATATCCGGGCAATAGCTGCATTAGAGCCTATCGAAAAGATCAAGGAAAAAATCGACGCAAACCTAAAAGAAGTTATACGAACCTGTTTTGAAAAAGTAAACGATAAAGATATCGCGGACGGTCCGAAGGTCGGATATATTCACGAAATAAATGAAGCAGCTTTACGCCTTGCAAAAATTCACGGATTAGAAAAGCCGGATAATATTTTCAATCTTAATCAAACCTTAATCCAGGCCGGGAGTGAAAACAAATATGCAAACCCAGAATGGAACGACAATCGATTACAAGCAGAATTTAAAAGAAGACGACTTTCAGCTGGATCGGGAAATAGCAAAACGGGCGCGTAATGATTTTGTATTTTTTTATAATACTATTTTTTCGATCAGCGTAGCAATCGTCGAAGGCGAATTCGTTCCGGGACAATGGCCCGACGAATTTTGCACGCGACTGAGAAAACATTTAAAGACCTGCACATTGGCCGCAAGGAAACACAGCAAGACGACAGTAATTTTAGGATTTTTGGCATGGCTGATCTTCCGGGCCGATATCAAAGCAAAAATGGTAAGCGAATATTTATATATTATGTATTCCGATGACCTTGCCTGCGAAAAAGTAAAAAGACTAAAACAATATATTTCAATCAATCCTTTCTTTGCGCATATACGCGATATGAAACCTACGGCCGAAACCGTTCTTGAATACGAAAACAACGGACATATTGTAAACGTGCAGGCGGCCGGCGTTTTCACTTTCAAACGTGGCAAGCATACGGACGGTGTGATCTGCGACGATATCCTTCGCGATCCGCAAAAGAAGCTGGATTTAATTCAGATCGAAAAAGTAACGCAGGCCTTCGAAGCCGAAATAACATCGCTTGCAATTGAAGGTGGATTTACTCATGTAGTCGGGACCAGTCAGGACGAAACCGATATCATGTATAAGCTCGAAAAACTTCCGGGCTGGAACTGGGAATGCAGGCCGGCGATCATTGACAGGAAAAAGAAAATAGTATTATGGCCCGAAAAATATCCGTTCGAAAGACTAATCGATATCGAATTGAACGAAACAGGAAAAAAGAATTTTCAAAGGGAATATCAAATGCTTCCCGTTAGGTCGTCAGAAGGATATTTTACGCGTGGCGAAATCGAAGGGCTAATTGATAGGGAATTAAAAAACTATAAGGATATTTATAAAATAAGCAAGGACGAAGACTTTGGCGAAACTGTTGGTGGCGCAGACATAGGAAAGAAAAGACACCCGTCGCATTTATGCGTTCTGGATATTGTTGAAGAAGAAGATGTAATATATTTAATTCAGCTTTGCAGTTTATTCCTTGACAACATGGATTATAATGATCAGCTGAAAATTTACGCGGAAGCAATTAAGCGTTTTAATATGACGGCCTTATTATGGGATAACACGCGTCACGAATTTGACGGCTTTGCGGAACGTGGCGAACTGCCTGACGAAATGTTTCCTGTCACAATGACGGCCGGCGGCAACGATCAGATCGCGGCAGACTTCGACAAGCAAGTCGGACGCAAGACAATAATTCTTTTGGACGACATTCGGCAGACGCGGTCGATTCTTGCAGTCGACGGAAACTTAAAGGCAGCCGAAAGCATAGACGGACACGGCGACGCGTTCTGGTCCGTTGGGCTGGCGATACAGGCTTATTTGAAAAATTCAATGAAGCAGTTCCATTGATTTAAGGGGAGAAAAACAAAATGAAAATAGCTGATTTAGTAAAAGGCGTTAGACAAGAGATCGCTGGAATGATTTCGCCGGAATCAAAGGCAACGGGTTTTTCTGCCGGCTTCGTCAATTTATGGGATATGGTCAGCGGCAAAATGCAACCAACGGATTACGTCAAGCAAGTCGCGTCTAATGAAGGTTGGGTTTACGCGTGCGTGGCCGCGATCGCTGAAAGTTGCGCAATGGCTAAATTAACACTACACGCAAAACGTGGCGACAAAGTCGAAGCAATTACGGATCATATATTTTTGGACGTATGGCAAAACGTAAATCCATTCATGAATAATTTTGATCTGCAAGAACTAACGGAATTCTATCAATTGCTTTGTGGCAATGCTTACTGGTGGTTAGGATTAAACGGGCTGGGCGTGCCGCAGGAAATATGGCCCGTAGCTGCGCAATATATGACAATCATTCCCGATAAAAGAAAATTTATCAGCGGATATCTTTATGCGCCGCCCGGCGGTAGTCAGATCGCATTCGGGCCGGAAGAGATAGTCCATTTTAAATATGCAAATCCGAATAATATTTTTTATGGTATGTCACCGCTATTCGCTGCGGCCTATTCGGTTGATAACGAAGAATATATGGATCGCTTTCAGTCAGCGCAATTCAAACATGGTGGATTGCCACAGGCGCTTTTGTCAAGCGATCAGGTAATACATGATCCAGAAGCTAAAAGGATTAAAGAACAATGGAAACAAAATTATGGCGGCGTTGATAGGGCTGGAAAAATTGCCGTATTAGGTAAGGGAATGAAGTTTCAACCGATACAAATGACTGCCGTCGAAATGGCGTTCGTTCAAAGCCGAAACACAAACCGAGACAAGATCCTTGCGATCTTCCGCGTGCCTAAATCAATTTTGGGATTAGTCGACGACGTAAACAGGGCGAATGCAGAAGCCACAGATTATATTTTTAGCTCGCGCGTTATCAAGCCAAAACTTATAAGGAAACAAGAAAAAATAAACGAAAAAATAATGCCGATGTATAAGCAGAACGGAAGCACGAAAATTTTCGTGCAATATGTCGATCCCGTGCCTGCCGATAGGATCACGGACACAACGGAAAGAACTGCAAGGCTTGTTAATGGAGTGACGACGATCAACGAAGAACGTGAAAAGCTGGGACTGGAAGATGTTGAATGGGGTAACGTGCCTTTGATGCCAATTGCGATTGCGCCACTGGGATCAGAACCAGCAATGCCAGCGCCCAGATCCGAAACTACGCAAGAAGAAGACGCGATCCGAACGCAGGACGAAAAAAGAAAATGGGCGCAAAAATACTTTACGCGCGCGCGCGTGTGGACGATTTACAAGGCGCGCTTTGATAGCGAAACTTATTATATGCGAAATATTATGCGACGACTATTCAGAAAGCAGAAGAAGGACGTCCTTGATAGGCTGGCAAATCAATTCACAAAATCGATCAAGGCTGACGTCGACAGTATCATCTTTATAATGGCCGAATGGGAAGACGAATTTGCGAAGCAGGGCGGCCCAGCAATCGCGAACGCTTACGAAGGCGGCGCAAGACACGGCAACAGAATTGCAGGACTGGGAACGGCCTTCAATATAGATAACCCAGTCGCGCAGGCCTTCATAAAAGAAAAAACATTACAATTCAGTTTTGATGTAAATGAAACAACATCGAATCAACTAAAAGACGAAATTAATGCCGGACTAAAAGCTGGCGAAACCCATGCGCAATTGGCAGACCGCGTTGAAAAGGTTTTTGAATTTGGCGAACGATATCGCGCAATGAGAATCGCAAGGACGGAAGTCGCGGACGTCGAAAACCACGCCATACTTGACCAGTGGTCGCAAAGTGAACGCGTCGAAGGCAAAGAATGGCTGCATGGCGGCGGCGGCTTCGAACCGCGACCCGAACACGTCGCAATGTCGGGTGAACGTGTCAAGGTCGGCGAAAGATTTTCGAATGGACTTTCATATCCCGGTGATCCGGCAGGCGGACCGAGCGAAATAATAGACTGCACATGCACGATCTTACCAGTATTTGAATTAAAAGAATAAATAAAATTTTCAAAGGGGGATAAGGAAATGAAAATAGTTAAAGATTATATAGGGAAAATAAAAGAAAGCAATGAAGAAGAACGGACGATCACGGCCTATGTCAGCACGGGCGACAAGGACAGGGTCGGTGAAACAATTCCGCCCGATGAATGGAAACTGGATAATTATAATAAAAATCCTGTTATACTTTGGTCGCACGATTATCGACAGCCGCCCGTTGGAAAAGCGCTTTGGACGAAGATCGATCAAATTGGATTAATGCAAAAAATTCAATTTGCAAAGACTGCATTTGCCGAAGACATTTTCAATTTATACAAGGACGGATTTTTAAATATGTTTAGTGTCGGATTTCGTTGTAAGCGTGATACCGAAGATGAAAGTATTTTGACGAACTGCGAATTGCTCGAAGTATCCTGTTGCGATGTTGGATGTAATCAAGAAGCATTAGCACAAAGAATGCTTACCGGTGTTTTAAAAAGTCCAGAAGCAATCGCGATGATTAAATCAATAATCGAAAAAGAAGAAGAAATAAATAAACCCGAACCCGAAGAAACCGAAGACAAGATTCACGTTCGCGTGCGCGATCCGAAGTTATTCACAGAAGGAAGTTTCAGGACAATTGTAATCAGTGCGAAGGAAGGAATTTCGGGCGTCATCGGAAAATTAAAAGGCGAAACCGCGACAACAATCCAAAAATATGTATTTGATAAAGCGAAAGGCTGGACGATTCCAAAAGCTGTGGAGTGGGTAAAAGAACATGGCAAAGGATATGACGCGGATATAAACGATGTAAATAAATTCGAACAATTTGAAATTGTTCCCGACAAAAAAAATAAGACGATTCTTGATCAGGACATTTTAAAAGAACTTGACGAAGCCATCGCGGATAAAGAAAATCTTGAAAAGGCTTTAAATGAATTGAAATCCGGACGCGTGCTGTCGGCAAAAAATAGAGAATTAATTCAATGCGTTGTGAAAAATTTACAGGAATTACTTGTCGCAACTGAACCCGATAAAGGCAAAACTATTGACAAACGCGAAAAAAATGTTATAATAATAAAAGACAGAACCGAAGCGAAGGTCGACCCACTGGCGGAGATCATAGGGAATGCCATAAAAGCAGCAGACATTCCCGGAATGATCAGCAAGAAAATCGATCATGCGCAAGGAAAAGTCTAATTTAATTTAAAAAGGACGGTAAAAATGGACCCAAAAAAAACAGCATTAAAAGAGAAAGAAGCGGCCGGGACAATTACGGACGCGGAAAAGAAAGAACTGGCGTTACTTGAAAATACGGTGACGCTAAAAGAAGTAAGCGACGCCATAAATAAGGCTGTCGCGGACGCAATCGAAAAAGGAATGAAGGGCGCTTTTTCGGGAATTCAGGGAATAATCGACGCAAAGAAAGCACCCGGTTTCGTGCAAGATCCGGGAAGCAAACAATCTTTTCGCGAAGTTTTAATCGGTATCAAAACACAACATCCGCGATTGATTGACAAATATAAACTTGTCCGTGCAAGCAAAGTATTTACGGACGCCGACGAAAAAGTGTTGGTAGAAGGAACGCCAGCGGCCGGCGGATTTTTAGTGCCGGTAGAACAATCGAAAACACTTATAGATTTGATAACTGAAAAATCTATAATTAGGCAGATACTAACAAGATTGGGCAACGTGTGGCCTATGTCTTCGATGACACAAACAGTCCCAGTGGTATCGGCTAATTTGACAGCGTATTGGATTGGAGAACATGCGCCAAAAACCGAGAGCGACCCGACTTTCGAGCAAATGGTTTTAACAGCATATAAATTATGTTGCCTTACGGGCGTATCGGACGAATTACTTGCGGATAGCGATCCACGCGTCGACCAAATTCTTTACAGGTTATTTGCAATGGCAATGATACGCGGCGAAGAAACTGCATTCGTGCAGGGAACGGGCGTTGCACCTGCGGACCCGATAACCGGTATTTATAATTTTGCCGGGATAACCACATTGCCTTACAGCGGCGATTTAATGGATGATTATGCTGACGGGATTGGAACGGTCGAAGAAGATGACGGCGAAGAAGTAACGATTTTACACGCGCTACGAGAAAAAAGGAAAATGCGCAAAATGAAAGACGATGATGGCCAATATATTTACCAGAAGCCGGCTGACAAAAACACGCCAGCCACAGTCTGGGACGCTGACGCAATCGGCAACAAATATATACCGCATAATCTGGGTATTGGTGCAAACGAAAGTTACTCAATAGTAGGCGACTTTAACTTCGCGCATATAGGCGATAGGGCGCAAGTCGAAATAGCGTCTTCGAATGAGTGGAAATTTGATTACGATGCGACTTTTTTCAGGGCAGTAAGAAGGGTTGCATTCAGGTTATCGGACGCTTCAAAATTTACAAGAATCACGGGGATCTTGTTATAAATTATTCGCTGATCTCTTCGGTTAGAGTTTAAGCGATAAACCTGACCGGGCCTGTCTATGCGAAACTATTCGACCGGGTCCGGCAGGATTTTTAAAAGGGGGATTAAATTTATGAAGACTTATTTTTCTGCTTCAAAGCCGGCAGGCGCAGGACTGGTTTTGGCACCCGGACAAGTTTTGGGTGCTTCGGAAAATATGCAAAGGATAATTACCTTTATTCAGGCGACGAACGATTTGGCTGCAACACTTTTAACTTTCCACTTTTCGAAACTTCGAAGGGCAACAGCAGGCGGCGCAGCTGCACAGAAAGTTATGTTATGCGCTTTGACTGCTGGAATTGTTTTGAATGATCTTGTGGTTATTCAGGACGTCGTTGATCCGCTTTTATGCGAAGTAAATGTAATGGGCGCGGTTGCGGCAAACGTATCTTATACGCTGGTAAATAATTTGGCGTATGCTTACAGCGCTGGCGCTTATGTTTACGGTTGCGCGATTACGGGCGGCACAACGGCCCCAGAATACGCAATGCCAGTCGGCGCGGCAACGGTCCAGCTTGCTGGATATCCGCTTTTGGTTTTAAAAAGGCAACAGGCCTGCTACGTTGTGACGACTTGCACGGCAACGAACGCATTTATTGTTTCAGGCTTCCAAAGATCGTAATGGTTTTAAATAGCAAAAATACATTCGGTTTAGCGAAAAAAGGCGAAGGTCCGGCTGGTAACGCTGGGCCTTTGTCTAATAAATTCAAATGGCAAACAATTGACGAAGGCTTTGAAAGAATAGCCGACGTCGAAGGAGTAAATAAAATGGATACCGAAAAAAAATATAGATCTTTAATAGATAAACTTGTCGAAAAAGGCGCGGTCCACATGAAGGGACAGGTCCTTATTGTTCCGATTGATGAAATACGCGCAAAGAATTTGATCAACGCAGGATATATTGAAGAAGTTAAAGAAGGCGAAGACAAAAAAGCAGAAGAAAAAGTTGCGGACGTCCCGGAAAACAAAATGGAAACCGGCGACAACACAAAGAAAAAGGACATTACAGGCAAGGGTGCAAACCTTTTGAAAAACAAGAAAAAATAAAAGGGGGTAACCTATGCCAGTAGTCGCAGCAACAAATGCTATCGTTGAATTGGTTGATGCTAAAGGATATATTAAATATGAAAGCACGGCTGACGACGATATCATTCAAAATATTATAAATGGAGTTTCAAGTCTTTTCGAAAAATATTGCGGATCGAAATTCATTAATCTTGCAATAACCGAAGTCGTTGACGGATCGGGAACACAAATCCAAATTGTCGAATATTGTCCTATAACTGCGCTTACCGAAATAAAATTCTATTTTGATACGGCGACGCCAGTCATTCAAACAATAACTGATTTTATTTTCGATGGACCAGCCGGAATGATCAAGGGTAAAACTGGCGGATTTCCGGAAGGCTGGCAAAATATTCAAATAATATACACGGCTGGATATGGCGCAAACATTGCCGCACTACCTGACGATTTAAAATTGGCAGCAATGAAGCAATGCGAATTTTATTATAAGCGCGACGCCGCTGATTTTTCGGCGACATTCGAAGAAGGAATGCTTATAAAATCGCCGGCAGAATTACTGTCACCGGTTGTGTTGGGAATGCTATCCCCATATTACCATGCGAGGTTTTAAATGCCGATAACTGCGATCAGATTAAAAATACCGCCGAAGCTTCAAGCGGCAATTAAAGATCCGAAGACAACGGTAAATAAAATATTTCAAGGCGGAATTGAAAAATCAGCAATACTGGTTCAGGGCGAAATAAAAAGGAATATCGTTCCGGGCTGGGGAATGGGTCACAAAACGAAACCACAAGCCTATTTTACGGGCGGCTTGAACAGATCAATTAATTATGTTATGGGTAATTTAAAAGCCGTCATCGGCGGCAACATGAAGGATTACGGGCCTATTCAAGAAGAAGGCGGCACTATCAGGCCCAGAACTGCGAAGGCTTTATTCGTGCCTACGAGCGCGCGTGGGCGCAGGGTAGGACCACAGCGCGGCGGCAGCAGCCTTGTTTATCTTAAAGATTTTATTTTCATGCAAGAAGTTACGATCAAGCCGAAAAAATATATAGCGCGTGGAGTTGAATCGTCACTTGCAAGAATACAAAAGATTTTAGATAATGTAGTGAATCTAATTTCAAAGGAAGCAGGTTTTAAATGAAAGAAATTTTATATATAAAAGATACTGGACTATTTGGTTATCGAAAAATAAGCGCGATAAAAGATGTGGGTTTTGTGTGGGGGTCAGAAGAATTAAATGTAATAAATTTTGGCGTATTAACAATCGCAATGACTGATGTTCAAATATTGGACTGGCAAAATACAAATAAATATTGTGTAAATGCAGGCGAAACAGCGATTATTGTTACGCCAGCAGAATATCAAAGATAAGGATAAAAAATGATACGAGAAGTCGGAACGGGAAAACCATACGCAACAATTCAAGCAGCGCTTGATAATTTATTCGCAATAGAAGGCGCGAATGCTTTTATTGAAACACAAACAATAAGAGTTTACGGCGGAACATATAACGAAACGCCGGTCCCGAATACCTTACTTAATCCAACGGCAACATATAGATTAGTGATTGAAGCTGCTACCGGATATTATCCAATATTAGACGGCAACAATGTCGCTGCACTTGGATTTTATGTTTTTCAGATTAATTATGTAACGATAAAGGGATTTTCGGTTACAAAATACACTACGGCAGGAATAAAAATAGAATTAAGCACAAATTGTGTTACGCAAAAAAATAAATGTTATGGAATCGGCAGCGCTGGAATATGGTTTTTGTCAAGCACATCCGGCGAAGCTTACGAAAATAATTGCTATTCGAATACAAATACCGGAATAAATTTTAAGTTAAGTGCGACAGGAAAAATATATAACAATAATTGCTATTCGAATCTTTATGGGATAGCGGTAGATCAAAGCGCAAATACAATAATTTATAATAATAACTGTCCGCTTAATACTTCGTCAGGAATATATATCAATGAAAGCACGGGGTGTGGCACATACAATAATACTTCTTATTTCAGCGCAATAGGAATAACTTTCAATTCGAATTCGACTAACGGGATTTGTAAAAATAATGCGATTTGGAGTGCTACCGGAAATTGTTTGTATATATCAGATAATAGTCAAGCCGGGTTTGTTTCGGATTATAATGATTTGTATCCGACTGGGACCGGAAAGGCCGGATATTGGACTGTCGCAAGATTAACGCTTTTGAATTGGCAAACCGCAAGCGGACAGGACGCAAATTCGATCAGCGCAAATCCTTTGTTTGTTAATCCCGGCGGAACAGCGGCAATCGATTACAGGCTTACACCGGCTTCGCCATGCATTAAAAAAGGAATAAGTTTGATAGCTATTTTTGGTATTGATTACTGGGGAATGGAACGATCGACCGCATGTGATATCGGGATTCACGAATATTCTATAAGTTACAATATAGCGGCAATCGAAACTGAAATTATAAACATTTTATCAACGATAACGGATTTAAAAACCGTCATTGATTATGAGCCGAGAATAATACCGCAATTGCCGGCCGTAACTTTATTCTTTAATGGCTTTACTCAATCACAAACAGAAGCCGTCAGCTTTACTGTAATTTATAAATGGATCATGCGACTTATTGTCCGATTACATGATGACGAAAAAGCGCAGGACGATTTAAAAGCATTTACGCAATTAATACTGTATAAATTCAAGCAACATCTTAAATTAAATGGTGCTGTTTTATTTGCGATATCGCCATCGGCCAGTGTTGGTGCTGTATTGGATAAAAACAATCCAGTAATTATTGTCGAATTTGATATTGAAGCCACAAAAGAAGAAGATTAAAAGGGGGGACTTATGAAAGATAAAAAAGGGGGGAAAACTGTCGGTTATGATATATCGCATATAAAACCAAAAGAAATTAATTCCGAAACATCTGGGAAATATATTGGCGCTGAATGGACTGGCGGCGATAGCATGACGCCAGAATTCGGAAAGCTGAAAAAAGGAAAAATATATCCGCTGAAAGAAGAACGGGCCACACCGAACAGCGGATTTAAACCAGTTTATAAAGAATAAAAAAATTCTGTAATAAAGGAGAGTAAATTATGCCACCGAAATTAACAACAGACGGATATATTGGACTTGCAAAACAGGCTGCTATTGACGGACCCGTAGCGCCCGTTGCTGGACTTTACATTAAATATTTAAGTGAAAGTTTAGTCAACGAACAAGAAGATATAAAAGGCGTCGAAGGCGGATCAGGCCGTTATATGATCGAATCTTACAAATCGACGCACAAAGTCACGGGAGATGTTTCGTTTTACGCGCGCCCGGACGTATTAGGATTTTTAATCGGAATGTTTATGGGCGGCGATACTTTCACTGCGAAGGCCGTCGGGGTTACGCCGTCAAATCACGTTTTTGGCGTGCCAGTAATTCCGCATTTTTTTACGATCGCGCGCGGTGTTGACGCTGCGACGCCAACGCTTATTGAACGGTTTCAAGATTGCGTTGTCGAATCTTTGACGATCGAAGGCGAAAGTAGCCAGCCGTTAAAATGCACGGCTTCGATTATCGGGACAAAGGGCGTTAAGCAAGCGGCAGCAGACACGCCAACCTATGAAGACAATGATCCACTTATGTATTTTGACACGCCAATTTTTACGACGGATATCGGCGTGACGGTCGAAATTTCAAAATTCAGCATTAAAATGAGCAATAACTTTGATGTTTGGTTTGGTCCCGGAATGACGCCGAAGGAAATGATTGAAAAGCTTTTCACAATCGACGTAAACTATACGCTGAAATTTTTAACATCAGCGGATTATGTAAAAGTTTATTATGGCGCTGCTGGTGGCCTTACGATTACTGACACAATCGCGGACGGATCGTTTCAGGCTTCTTTCGAATACGGATTATTGGATCTGAAAAGATCGCTTGACATAAACATCAAGCACCTTAAAAGGAATCCCGCGCCAGTTAATCTTGACGGCGCAGCTGCACCGATATTTCAGGAATGCGTCGGATATGCCGTGAAAGTCGGCGCTGATAATTTAACTGATATCGTAGTCAAGAATTCTTATGATACTGATTATGATACATAATCAAAAAGGGGGATAAAAAAATGGCCGAAGAGAAAGAAAGTAAAATATTGGATTTGGATGCGTTCATTCCGCCTGACAAGGAAGTCGTCATCGGAAAAAAGAAATATATCGTTCGCGGTGACGCAACAGTAAAAATGACGCTTGCGCTGATGAAAAATGTAAAGGTATGGGAGGAAAAGCCGGAAAGCGACGAATCAATGGACGCCTTGTTTGAAAGCATAAAGGGATATTTTAAAACGCCAATAACTAAAGAAATTTTAATTGAAATCGGCAACAGGCAATTGCCACGACTTCTTTCGTTTTTATATAATAAAAAATTTAAAGAAGTTGAAGAAGATGAAGAAGGTGAAGAAGGAAAAAACGAAAAGAGCCAGTCGAAGTAATAAATATTCGGCTGGCTGATATTTTTTCGGCACTGATTTTAAAATTCAATTTCAGTCATGCCGAAATTTTGGATATGCCTTTTCAAACTTTTATAATGTATCAAGAACAGATTCAGCGGATTGCGGACGGATTAAAAGACGCCGACGAAATGGCTGAATGGCGCAAGAACGCTGAAACATGGAGAAGGAAAAGTCGAAATGGCAGCTAAACAAAAAATCACAATAGAAATCGACGGCGACGGCAAGGGTGCACAAAAAGCTTTAGGCGGCGTTAGCGCTGGAACGGTTGCGCTTGGGAATATCATGGCGCAAATGGCAACAATGGCCGTCGATGTTTTAGTAAAAAGCATGAAAGCATTAACTGGTGAAATGTTAAAGGCCGTTGACGCGGCTTCAATCCAGCAGAAAAACGAAATCGCATTGGCACAATCAATGCAAACAGCGAATACTTTCACAAAAGAAGCATTTAAAGCAAATCTTGAATATGCAGCCAGCCTTCAGCAAATAACAACATTCGGCGATGAAGAAATCCTGACAGTTCAGAAATCTTTAATTGCTTTTGGATTGCAGGGACAAGCATTAAGAGATGTAACAAGGGCAACGCTGGATCTTTCAACAGCAACGGGAATGAATTTGAGAGCCGCCGGCGATCTTGTCGCAAAATCGGTGGGATCAACAACGAACGCATTGGCCCGGTATGGGATTGAAGTAACTGCCGGCACGGAAAGAACAACGCGCGCAAAAGAAGTCGTTGACGGTATAACTCGACTTTATGGCGGACAAGCACAAGCCGCAGCAAAATCTTTTAGTGGACAAATCACACAATTAAAAAATATGTTCGGGGATCTTTATGAGGAAATTGGTCTTGTTATTATTAATAGCGAAGGACTGGGAAGCATATTCGATCTTTTGAAAAAATCAATAATTGAATCTTCAAAATGGGTTATAACCCACAGGGAAGAATTGGGAATTTTAGTCAAAGAAGGAATTGTTTTCGTAATAAATGCTGTCGGCTGGCTTGTCAAAGCCATTGCGTTTTTATCGCAAACTTGGACTGATGTCGGGAATGTATTTTCTTATATAATGGGCGGAATGTTGACAGGAATTCAAGTTATTGTAAAAGGAATGGCTTTATTTTATGCGCCAGCGAAAGAATGGGTAAAAAGCCTTGAAGATATGAAAATGGCGACGATAGAACAAATTCAGGAAGAAAATAAAGCTGCACAAAAAAGGCTTGGATTTTTTACTGGAATAATAGACGGTGTAACAGAAATGTCACAAGGCGTTCAAAGTGCTTCTGCGGCTTATAAGTCATTGACAGATTCAATTGCCGATTCGACAAAAGAACAAGCAGATAATACGGTAAAAAATACAGAATATATTATGGAATCAATTGACATTGCGCGCGGATATACTGAAATACAATTGGGCGAATTTAATACCCGACAAACAGCAATGAAGGAATTGCTTGCAAACAATGAAATAACACAAACAGAATATAACAATTGGCTTTTAACAGCAGGAAAAAAAGTAAATAGCGAAGAAGCGAAAAGATTAAGTGGAATTACCGGATTATATACTCAAATGTATTCAACGATAACATCGGTTTCAAAAACGCAGTCGGATCTGGTTTTAAAAGATAAAAAGAATTCTATGGCCGCGCTTGAAGACGCATTCAAGGGGTCTTTAAGTCAAATGTTGGATATGGCTGTCGATTATGCAGTCAAAGAAATAGGCGTCACAGCCGCGCTGGAAAGCGGCAAGGCGGCCGCTGCGGGCCCCCTTTCGTTCGGGATGACCTTGCTATTGATCCCGTTGATTGCGGCGGCAGCAACGGCAGCAAAGGCCATTATTCACAGCGTCGCAGGCTTTGCAGGCGGCGGAATAGTGGGACCGGGCGGATCGAAATTACCTTTGCCTTCGTTTGCAAGCAACGGCGCAGGCGCACCGGCGCTTGTCGTCGCGCACGCAGGCGAAGCCATAGGCACGCCAGCAACATTGGCGGCGGCCGGGATCGGCGGAATAGTTTTAAATAATTATTTTTATGGCGATATCGCCAGCGATGTCGATGTCGACGCAATAGGCGACAGGCTGGCTGAAAAAATCAAAGAAGGATCAAGGGGATCAATGTAATGAGCTTAACTTTAACAGACGAATTATTAAATGTTTATACTTTCCCTGCCACGTTTAAGGTAACCGGTTTCAATTGGAAAAAGAAAATCCGGCAAGTCCCGATCGCATTCAGGGACGGTGGCGACGAAATTGGCGACAAAAAATTGGATACGCGCGTCCTTTCTATTGAAGGAATAATCAGCGACAATGCGACTTACGCGGCCACAATGGCGACAATAAATTCTTGGCTTTATAAGACAAATTTAAAATTGTCGATCACGGCCGGCAAACATATAAACGTCAAAAGTATTTCGGACGTCAATAATACCTTTTATGAAGGCGGATTTTTTAGGCTTTCAAAACTAAAATTCAATTGTATTTGTCCCGATCCGTTTTTTTATACCGACGCAGTGGTCACGACAACAAAAGTAATAGCAGTAAGTCCTTACGTTTTCAATATAACAAATTCGTCGCTGTTCGATGTCCTGCCCGTTTTTGTAATCACAAATGCTGTCGATAATTTTGATTTGAATGTTGAAAATGCAACGGACGTCGGAAAATATTTCAAATATACTGATCCCGGTTTTGTTGCATTGAAAGTCTTGACCGTAGATAACAAGGCCGGGACCGTAAGAATAAACGGAATAAATAGTATTCAATATTATTCTGGATCGTGGTTGCGGCTTTTGCCCGGAGTAAATACAATCGTATATACTGGATTGGGTTGTTCATTAAAAATCGATTATTATGATTTAGAATTATAAAAAGGGGGATAAAAAAATGCCACTTAAATTAACGCCCGATTTTCCTGTAAGTCTTGATACAATTTTAACTTTATTAACGGCAGTAAATAGCAAGGAAACGCAATTAAACGGCGCGCTTGCCGCCGACGCAAATGGAAACAACGGACAGCCGACAATCATTGACGTTGTTGCAACGGCTGGTTTTCCGACGCAAGGACTTATTCTAATTGACGCCGAAGTTATTTCATATACGGGCGTCACAGCTACATCTTTTACAGGGATCACGCGCGCGCAAGACGGCACGGCTTCCGCAATTCACGTCAC